TCATCCTAGAATATGGCGTAAAGATACGTTACTTAGTATCGGAAATTATAGCGAGTTTTTACCAATCTGTGATGACTATGAAATTATTTTGCGAACGGCGTTGCATACCAAAATAGCCAAAATACCCAAATTAGGATATGTGCAGTATATGAATGATTCAAATAATAATTTTTCTCTCATACGAAACTCTGAAATAAACAGAATAGGACCTCAATTAATCCAACCTATTTTTTACGATAAATTTGAAATAAATGATAAAATGCGTCAATTAGATGCATATGAAGATGAAAAATATATTGATCATCATAGTAAAATATGGGAAAGATCTGTGGATGATTACCAGCATAATTTTTGCAATTCTGTTCATAACGTTAATTACGATAAGCAATATTGCATTATTGGAATAGACACATTAATCTACTATATGGATAAAATAAAGGAATTATATGAAGATGAAAGAAATGATTTTATTCTGCTCGATAACAAGAGCACTATTGATTATTTATGGTTTAAATTAGATTATTATGGTCTTGATAGGTTTAAATGTTATACATTGATTGATTCATCTGTTGAAGTACTTAGGAATTATTTTATGATGATGTATAAATCATGCGACAATTTTGAGATAATAACACCATTGGTTAATAAACCGCCATATAATACACCATTTCATGAACGATTTGCCGTTATAAATGCACTTACGAATCCAACCGATTCTTATCTTGAAATAGGTGTGGAAAATGGGTTTACTTTTAACAATGTGCATTTTGAGAAAAAAGAAGGGGTGGATCCTGATCCAAAATGTGTGGACCAACGCATCATTTCTAAAACGTCTGATGAATATTTCCATGATATTATTATTGATTCTGTTGAAGATGATATTGACGAACAATATATAAAGGATGTGGTATTTATTGATGGACTACATCAATCTGAATATGTATTAAACGATATAAATAATAGTCTTGTTTCGTTAAGTCGAGGAGGTAAAATATTTATGGATGATATTCTACCATTAACATATGATGAACAATTAAAAATACCGAAAAAACACTATTATGAAAAAGATATTTTAAAATATGGCGAACCTTGGACAGGTGATGTTTGGAAAGTACTATACTATATTTTGAAAAATTACGACGAACATATTGATTTTTCATATTATTACCATTTGAATTATAGAGGAGTTGGCTTGCTTAAAATCAAATCATTTTTTCAAATCGATAAGAATGCTATTGATGCGATAAATGGTTTCGATTATTTTACTGATTTTAACGATTATGTTGCTGTGCTTGGTTCTGCAACAGCAAATGCATGAAATATAAAATTAGTTCGAATAACGAATAATTAGTTTTTTAATATAATTAAACTATTTATTAAAGAGTAATTTTGAATAAATTAGTATAATGGAGTTGGTGATAAAGGAAATCAAACCACTTATTTGTTTAAATATGATAGTCAAAGATGAATCACATATTATTGTAGATACGTTGACCAAATTGTTGAGTAAAATGCCTATTGATTATTGGGTTATTTCTGATACTGGGTCTACTGATAACACACAAGAGATTATTAAAACATTTTTTAAAGAGAGAGGTATTCCTGGTGAACTTTACGAAGATAAATGGGAAAATTTTGCACATAATCGAACATTGGCATTAGAACATGCTCATGGAAAAAGTGAGTATATATTTGTGTTTGATGCGGATGACGAATTGTGTGGAGATTTTCAATTACCAGTGCTTACTGAAGATGCATATCACATTCAATTTGGTGATGCAAATGGTACCAGTTATACGAGGGTTTTGTTAGTTAATAATAATACAAAAAAATGGAGGTATTTAAGTGTAATACATGAATTTATTGATTGTGTAGATAATTCTCATACGTCTGGTGTTATTGCTGGAAATTATTATTGTGTTTCTGGTAGATTGGGTAACAGAAGCAAAGACCCTGATAAATATTTAAAAGATGCATTAGTTCTAGAAAAGGCACATGCTGAAGCATTGGCTAAAAATGATTTGCTATATTTTAGATATGCTTTTTATTGTGCAAATAGCTATTTTGACTATGGAAAATATGAAGATGCTATTAAATGGTATAAAATAACATTAGGTCAGGGTAATTGGGAACAAGAAAAGTATGTCAGTTGTATGAAATTATTCATATGTTACAATATTTTAAAACAACCAGAAGCAGCTATGTTTTATTTGGTTAAAGGGATTTTGTACGACAAAACGAGAGTAGAAGGTTTATTTGAGCTCGTGCAATATTATTGTGGCAATGACATGAATGAATTAGCTTATATGTATTATGGAATGGTGAAGGAATTTTATGAAAAGGAATATGTCAAAATAGAGCATACACTAGATAAGTTATTTGTAGATATAAGTAAAGCCAATTTTCATTTACCATATTGGATGATAATAGTAGCTGATAGAATTAAAAAATATGATACTGGTATTGCAATGTATCGAATTATTTTTACAAAGAAATTCAAAGAGACTAATAAAATGCTTATAGGAAATATGTTATTTAATTTGCAATTTTTTATTGACAAAGTAGATAAAAACGATACACAATTTTTCACATTATTTAAAGAATATGTTGATTTTTTATTGTCTCTTCAATATCCAGTGTTTGATCACGATTTTATGATAAATTATGAAAAATATGGAATAGTTATTCCCAAAAAAACTATTCACCGACCAATATTTACAAAAGAAGAGTGTGTTGCTAGTAACAAAATATTATTTTATACTGGATTTAATGATAAAGAATGGAATTATTCTTATACTAAATCTAATGCTCTTGGTGGAGCTGAATCAGCAGTGGCATATTTAGCAAACAATTTTCCAAAAAACTATCATGTATATGTTACCGGAAGCGTTTCTGAAGAAACATATGATAATGTGACATATGTAAATTTTAATAATCTAGGTAAGCTTATTGAAACCAATGCATTTCATACTATCATTGTTTCTAGATATATAGGATTTTATGAAATGTTCCCTACATTTTCTGCTTACCAAACTTATATTTGGGGACATGATATAGTATTATTTCCTTATGGCTCTAGTTTATCAGAAAATGAGATTTTATCAAAATGGACAAATAAAATAACGGGATGCATATGTCAAACGGAATGGCATAAAAATTTATTTATAAATAATTATCCTTCATTAAAAGAGAAACTATGTGTTATTAATAATGGAATAAATATTGATAAATTTGTAGGGCCTATAAAAGCTCCTTCACTAACGTTACAGAGCTTAATCCATAAAACTTCGGCTAACGCCTACGTTTTCCTACAGAAAGTTCCAAATCGATTTATATATTCTTCTTGTTCAGAAAGAGGATTGCAAAAATTGTTAGATTTATGGCCACAAATAATAGAGCATTTACTTGATGCTGAATTATATATAGCTACTTATAATGAGTTTCCTAGAGATGATAAGGAGAGAAATATGGAAAAAATAATAGAGCAATATCCAAGTATTACACATGTAGGTAAATTAGAGCAGTCGAAATTATATGAATTAATAGCTAGTGCTGAATATTGGATGTACCCTAGTTATTTTAATGAAACTTCTTGTATTACATCTATGGAAATGCTAATGTCTGAAGTTATTTGTTTATATTATCCTGTGGCTGGTTTAATAAATACCTTGGGTGATTATGGAATCAAAATTAGCGAAGGTAGTGAAATAGATTCATTGTTAGATTTAACTATGAAGAAAAAAATTGCTATGAAAAAAAGCGGTAGAGAATACGCGTTGACTTGCTCATGGGAAAATAGGACAATAGAATGGTGTGATGTGCTTTTGCTACGAGCCGTAGACATGCGCAGCATTGTCGAAGGTGAGCGATTGAACTCCTTGCGCAGCGATAGCGGTAGCCGGAAAAAAAATATTAAAGTTATAAATCTTAAAAAGAGGGAAGATAGAAAAAACTCTATGATTGAACAATTTGAGAGAGAAAATATAACCAATTATGAGTTTATTGAAGCCGTAGATGGAAATGAATTACAAGAATCTGAAGAACTTAGATTACTTTTTGAGAGAAACAACTTTAATTATCGTAGAGGTGTAATTGGTTGTGCATTGAGTCATGTACAACTATGGAACACATTAATAAATGATAATGACAATGAATATTATGTCATTTTAGAAGACGACGTGGAATTATTTCCAGGCTTCAAAGAAAAAATAGATAGTCATAGTAAACTTTTCCAAGAAAAACAATTAGAACATTTATCATTAGGTGTATATGAATGTAATGAGCTAGATCAAGAAAAAATAAAAACAAGTGAAATAACCATTTTTCAAAAAGATGTTTATAAGTTTTGGAATGTGACTTTCGCATATATTATTAGTAAAAATGCTGCAAAGCAAATGATTTCATATATTAACAATAACTCAATTAAATGTGCTATGGATAATCCCTGTTCCCATGGTGAAGTTATATTGTATCATCATACTACAAATTGTCTAGTTAAACAAAAAAACGTAAATCTATTTGGAACAGATATTCAATATGATTATAATCATTTGATATTTCCTATAAGTAATATTCAAAACCCCTTAAAAATCGCTTATTGTGATTGGTGGTATGAAGAATATTGTGGTGGAAATTTTGATGTTAATAATAATTTTATTACAGATATATTGAAAAAATATGGAGACGTAGTAGAAATAGTTGTTGTTGATCCTACACAAAACCCAGATGTTTTATTTTATAGTATTTTTGGCAATGAACACACAAAATATACCAATGTTAGAAGAATATTCTTTTCAGGTGAACCATTTGGTATTAGAGCTGAGGCAGATTTTAATTTTACCTTTGATAGAAATAGTGATAAAAATACTAGATTTCCATTATGGTTAGGATATATGAATGATTATTTATTAGAGGAGTGTCATCGTAGAAAAAGTGGAATTATAAACGTTCCTAAGAGAAATCGATTTTGTTCATTTATTGCGAATGGTGAGGTTAAAACAACTCATAGAAGAACTATCATAGAAAAATTGTCCATGTATAAAAAGGTTGATTGCGGGGGTAATTATTTAAATAATATTGGATACAATGTACCGAGAGGTATAAATTGTTCGGGAAAAATAGAACATAACAATAATTATAAGTTTGCGATTGCGTTTGAAAATGAAGACTATCCTGGATATGTTACTGAAAAAATTTGCGATATTTATAAATCAAATAGTATTCCTATTTATTGGGGTACAAAAGAAGTAGCAAAAGATTTTAATCCTTCTACTTTTATTAATGCGAGGGATTTTAACAATTTTGACGAGTTGGTTGAATATATTATTAAGGTTGATAATGACGATGATTTATATGCCAGCTATTTTAAAGAACCTATGTTTTCAAATAAATGGCTAGACGCATTTAATGATCCAAATAAAACCTTTTATAAAAATTTGGCTGATTGTATTATATGTAAAAATAAAAATCTATTTGATAATTACCAGGGAATAACTATAAAAAAAATGAAAGTAGTTTTTTCAAATAATTGTAGTGTTGGTGATATTTATTTTTCTCAACCATTTATTAAAAATATAGTTACAAACAATCCCGAACACGATTATTATATTTATCATCAAACATCCTCCTACTATTTTACAGATATACTGGAACCTAATATTAAAGATGTGAATAAATTGCCTGAATTTAAAGAAGAACTTTATAAAATTTTTAATTTTAAAATAGATACTCATAAATTATTTAATATACATAACATGTCTTCATATACATACAGATATGATAAATTAAATAATATCCTGTTAATTTGTACTTGGTTAGGAGTTTTGAGAGAAAAATATAGTGATATGATTGAATGTGATATGGTAAGTTATAATGAAACATATAAAAAGTTTATAACCGATATTAATAAAGATATCAGCAGCACACCGGAATCAGAATACTCCGCTAAAGTTCCGTGTTTTAAATATAATGATATCATTTCATTAGACTTATATCCATGTGTTCCAACTTTAAATATATATAAATATAGAGAATTCCAAAAATTAAATAAAGATGTAAATAAAGATAAAAAAATAATATTCTATTATAATGTTTTACCGAGCTCTGGGCAGAGCTTTCCTATTAAAAACAACAAAGAACATGATCTTATAATTTCAATTTTGGCTGAAAATAATATAGTAGTTGTCGCCAATAAAAATGCTACTATTAGTTCAATGAAAAACGTTTATTTTGCTGATGATTTTTTAGAAAACGTGGAATATTATGATGCTAAAAATTTTTACCACCACGCACAAATGGCGTATGAATCGGATTATTCAGTATATTATGATTCGGGTAGAAATTTTATGTATATGAATAAAACCTTTATATTAGAAAATAATAAAAATATCAGATTACATTTGTCCAATAATGATTATTACTTTAAAACATTAACCACCAATGTATTAATACCGGATAATTATTCAAACTTGGTTATGGTAACAAATTATCTAGATATAATTGATAAATTAAAAATAATAATACCAAACATGTCTCAAACAATGGTAACTCATACTCCTTCGACAATGCTTTGCATGACTACGGAGTATAATCAGAAAACTTCGGCTTGCAAGCAAGCCTCCGTTTTCCTCCAAATTCCGCCCGAAAATAATAATCAAAATTATAATTTATGCATTATGGCAATATTTAAAAACGAAACTATGAATTTACGAATGTGGTTAGAACATTATTTATGGCAGGGTGTCGATCATTTTTATCTTATTGATAACGGAAGCACTGATGATCCTTTGAATATTTTATATGAGTATATAGATAAAGGTATAGTTACTTATTATTATAGGGCTGAAAAACATCAACAAGTACAACATTATAGATGGGTTTTTGATAATGAAAACTTAAAAAAAAAAACAAAATGGTTATGTATTTGTGACTTAGATGAGTTCTTTTTTGGAACAAGCGTGAAACTTAGCAGCGTTTTAAATGATGATTTTGATAGTTATGATGTCATTTATACAAACTCATTCTTTTATGGTAGCGATAATTTAATAGAACATCCAAAAGATATCAGGTCCTTTATTCTGCACAGAGAAGATGATGTTCAAAATGGCATTAAATATATTTTCAAACCAACATCTATAACAGATAGTTCAGAAATATGGATTCATTGGATCGTAATTCCAGACACATTACAAAAAAAACAAATGAATGAAATTACTCAAAATAATAAAATAAGATTAAACCATTATCGCATCCAGTCTCTTGAATATTTTCAAAATGTTAAAATGACACGAGGAGATGTCTCAGTAGAATCTAATGAAAATATAAGAGATTTGAAATATTTTAAATATTATACAGAAATAGCTACTATTAAAGATGATACCTTGAAGCAACTAGTTGAAAATGACTACAATACTAGCAATAATAACAACGATAACAACGATAACAACGATGATAACAACAATAAAAACAATAAAAACACCGCATTAATAGTTGAACCAAGGTTTTTAAAGAATTTACCATTTGTAATAAATGATTTTTACAAAAAACTCGGTCAACAAAACTGGAATTTTGTTTTTTATTGTGGAAAAGGATTGAAAAATATATGGATTGATTTATTAAAAAATGAGGACATTGAGATTAGAGAATTAAATACAAATTATTATAAATATTCTGAATATTGTGATTTTATAAAATCAAAAGAGTTGTGGAAAAATTTATATGGTGAGTATGTATTGTTATTTACACCAAGCAGTATGATTATAAATCAAAAACCTCACACTATAGACTTTTATATGGGGTTAAATAAAAGTTATATTGGCGCGAATCAATTTTATCAATGGAACGAATTAAGACGTGAAAATATGCATCCTTCATATAATAATTTTCAAGGAGGTCTTTCATTGAGGAAAAGATTAGATATGATTAAGATTATTGATACATTTGGAACTAGTAACACATGTGAAATTTGTTCGAATTCACAGAGTTTATTAACTGATGCAGAAGATGTGTATTTTACTATTGGATGCTATAAATTAGGATTACCAGTAGGTGATGATGAGATTTGCTCACACTTTTCATGTCATACTATTCTTAAAGATAGATATTTTGGAGCTAATAGATTAGAAGCAGGATATTTCATAAATTTAATACAAAGATATGATAATATTTGTGATAATATATATTTATATAAAAACATTGAAGATATTGATAATGAATTTTTACTAGTGCATCCTAGCACAGGATTTTTTAGTAATAATACTATAAGATTATTTGAAATCATATTGTATTTTAATGCAGTAAAAAAACTACCAATATTTGTAGATAGTTCAAAACTATATGATCTATATAAATCTGGAACTAATATGAATGATATAACCGGTGAATATTTTTCTAACAATTTAGATCTTGATATATTATATGATCATTCGATAGATTTCAGAGAACAATACCAATATATTGATTATTCGAAATTAAACTTTAATGATTTGACACCTTTTATTCTCAAATATTTTAGTCCAGCAGAGAATATTGTAAACAAAATTAAGGATTTAGAAAATAAATATAAAATTGATAATTATGAAAATATATGTGTTTTATTTTATAGAGGAAACGATAAGATAACAGAAACACCATTACCTAGTTATGATGATTTTATGATTAAAGCTAGAACATTATATAATGAAAATCATAATATAAAATTCTTGATTCAAAGTGATGAAAAAGAATTTATCGAGATAATGACACAAGAATTTCCAGATAACTCATTTTATTTTAAAGATGAAATTAGAACTATTAATAAAACAGCTCTATTGTCTGTTGATAAAATAAACCCACATAATAATTTTGAATTTTCACAATATTATCTTGCAATCACAATGATAATGTCCAAATGCAAATACATATTATGTAACACTGGAAATTGTTCCTTATGGATAATGTTATTTAGAGGAAATATGGACAATGTTTATCAAATTATATATAAAAAAATGAAAATAGTAATAAATTCGCACAATAAAAGTAATATTGCTTTAGACCATTTGTTACAAAGTATGAAATTATATGAAGAGTATAATGATTATGAAATAATCGTTATTATAGGGGGATATTATGATTATAATGATTATGAAATTAAAAAAATTGGAAATATCACATATATTATGTGTAATCATAATAGCATAGATTTTACGGGCTTAATAACATTGGTGGAATTATATAGTGATAATATAAATGAATATTATGTATATTTACATGATACTTGTAAAATTGGTGAAAACTTTTTCAAAAAAATAAAATCAATAGATTTGACTAATGTTTCATCTATAAAAATAAATAAAGCATTTTCAATGAATATTGGTATATATTCACAAAAAATAATCAATGAATTTAAACATTTTTTATTACAAAAAAAAAATACTAACGAAAATGAGTGTATGAAATTTAAATCAATTGATTGTAATGAGGATTATATTTTTAATAACGATAAAAATAATATTATCTTGGATAATTATAATTATCTAGATAATTATGATGGTTGGAATCATACTGGTCCAACTGATTATTACAATACTGGAACTATACGAATAGTAGAATATTATTCAAATTTGGACTTATATAAAATTAAAGCAAATTGGGGGCAAGGAAGTTGGACTTTAAATAATTAGAGCAACGCGTATTTTAAATGCCGACTTTCATTCGCTCTTATAAACCTTTAATGTTCTTCTTCGTGTGTATTTTTTACCAATCTGTTTATTTTTATAGTAATTTTTATTATAAGCATAAATGAAATAATTTTTATAATGTTCTGATTTTATTTTTCTTTTCGGTCGGTGTAACTAGGTGTAACTAGGTGTAAATGAGAAAATATGTGTAATTATATTTATAATTCGTGTAAATACATATTTTATATATATATATAATATGTATATGTTATTTCAAGTAGAAAAATCTAATATATACACAGAAATTGATATTTTTTATGTAAATAGTTATGTGCAATATATAATTGAATTATTAAAAACAATAATAATAGAAAATAATTTACAAATAAATATTATAGTTGGGAATGGTAAATATGTTTTTAATAATAGTTATAAAATAATAAAAATAAATATTAACTGGGAGCATACTTTAGTTAAAAAGGGTGGACGAGGTACAGATAATTATCATACTGGAAAAATATTAACAGATGAAAAGGATTATTATATTGTTAGATTTGATAAATGTGAACAATTTAATGATGCTAATATTATTATAGATTATAGTATCCCAAACATTTATAATATTTATACGAGTAAACAATACGATATTTTTTATAATAAAATGGTATACATTTCTCCTGTATTATTTAATTTTAATATACAAAATTATGAAAATAATAAAAGACAAATAAATGTGTTGACTACATTTATTAATACAAATGAACCCCGTAGAACAAAATTATTAGACGATATTAAATTGTCTAATTTAGATCATGAAAATATAAACAATTGTTTTGATAATTATGAATTAGAAAAATTATATCTTAATACTAAAATACTTATAAATATACATCAAACAAATGAGCATCATACTTTTGAAGAATTGCGTGTTCTACCAGCCTTATTGTCTGGTGTTTTAGTGATATCTGAAGTATCTCCACTTAATACTTTGATACCATATAATGATTTAATAATCTGGTCATCTTATGATAAAATAATAGAAACAACAAATAATGTTATAAATAATTATGAGTATTATCATAATAAAATTTTTAAATCAAAAGAAATATTATCATGTTTACATCAAAATAATATTAAAAAAATGAAAAATAAATTAGAAGAAATATATATATATAATTTTTGACTTATAAACTCATGCATATGAAGGTGTAATACTTTTGCGTTAAGACTTTTGCTATAATCATAAAACGGAGAGACTGCGCAAGTGGTGAAGCGAGTCGAAGTTTTCCTCAAACACCTTTCATTATATTTTTAATTATTTATTTTTTAAATAAAACCCATTGACCTTTATATAATAAAATATTATTATTTATTATTCGTGAACCATTTATTAATGTATGAATTTTGTGCAAATTTTCATAATCAGTTTTATCTGTTATGGTACTTGAAAATTTTATTACATCTCCTCTAACTACGTCCCAATCCCAATCGTCACCAAATAAAATACTATTGTTAATTAAACAATTCCAACATACAAATAATTCAATAAAGGTTTCATCTTTTTCGTGAGCTGAATCTAAATATATATAATTAGGCAGTTCAGTAATTCTATTTTGGGTAAATAATCTTTGTAATAATTTTATTCCTACACTTGTTGTAGTATTTATAGGTAATATTTTATTTTCAAATCCACTATATTTACAATTTGCTAAAAATCTTTTATAAATTGTTGGAATTCCATTTTCTAATCTTAAAAATCGCCAACCACCATTACCAGTCCCACCATTTTTCTCCCAATCCCACATATTAGTATCTCCAGTAAATGGGTCAATACATATTATTTCTGTAGTTTTATTATTATTTCTTAAAGTTTCAGCCATTCTAATTGCTGAACCACCTAGCATACTACCACACTCAACAATATATGTAGGTTCTATATTTGTAAATAATACTTGCAATAAATCATATAAAATATATGTATGAGGATACCCATTATCTAAATACTCTTTATTACAAGATAAATATGGTGAATTGTTAGAATATAAATTATCTAATAATTGTTGAATTATTCTATTGTTATTTTCTTTATTGTGAGTTGTTTTATTTATAACAAATACAATATCATCAAATGTATTTTTAATATGTCTTATATCATAAAACTCTACATATTTTTTTAAATTATCTGGAGTAACCTTTTTTAATGTTTCTATCCAAGTTATATCAGGAATATCCTCTATAATTAAAATACCATCGTCTGTTAATAATTTTGAATATAATTCAATAAACTTTATCATTGTATCTAATGTATGCGCACCATCATCTAAAATCATATCGAATTTTATATTTTTTTTTAAAAAATATGAATTGCATATTTTTTCATCATATGCATCTACTCCGGTATACAATGTTACTCTATCTAAATGTAGTAATTTTTCAAAAACCCAATTCATCGGAGTAATATCAAGAGAGTATATATTTGCATTTACAAAAAAATCATTCCATAATTGAATACTACCACCTCCACCTATACCAATTTCTAATATATTTTTTGCCGTCTTTTTTTTATCTTCTAATAATTTTTGATATAAATCTAAATAAGAATGAGCTGTATTTTTATCAGTTTGTGAATTGTCAACTAAATTAACTAGAGACATATTATTTATATGGTATATTTATATATATATTATTATGAATAAACGCATGTAAGCTTATACTCCTATTCGTTCATATCCGTTTCCCTCTATACTCCTTCGGCTACGGAGGTCAATCGCTTACCTTCGCCTCCGGCTCGCAACACAAGCTTCCAGTTTCCCCTATAATACCATCTAAAAAAAATAATTAAATTTACTATTATCATATTTTGTATATAATCCGGTACAAACAAAGTGTCCCCATAATGGAGACCATATCTCTCTAGCTTTGCCAAAAAATGTAGACATGAGAGAAAAAGTACTTCTTGATAATATTAGAACATCCGCATTACATAATAAAAATAAATCATAACTTTCATCATCACTACGAATACATCTGTATGGATAATCTATTTCATAATCGCCTGGCGCGGTTATTATAATAACTTCATGTTCTGGATATTTTGTTTTTGCTTGCGATATAGCCAATTCAATTTTTTCTCTTGCTAGTGGAGTTTGACGATTTGAATAACCAACGTTATTTGTAATTCCTTGAATATTTTCATAATTATTATCAATTCTATTTTTATAATAATTACTGCATATTGACCCGTCATAATCCTCCCTATCTCTCACATCTTCCAATCTTAAATGTATTAATATTGTTTTATTTTTATCGAATGGAATTATATACCTTTGGTAGATGTCATCGTGTGACATCGCTTCTTCCAAATAACGATACATATTCTGTGATATATATTTTTTATAATAACTTATTATATCAGATTTTATACTATAAACTACTTGCGTTGTTATTATTAATAAATCTTCGGAATAAAAAAAATCGTTCGGATTAAACTTTTTTTCAAAATCTAACCAATATTTTTGGATAAACATATTTTTATATTTTTCAGAATCCTTAACTATTATATTACATTTTTTATTGTGGTTATCTATATATGCTAATATTGCTCTGACAAAAATACTATTTGTAAATTTTAGTGTGTCATAATCATATACTATATATAAATTATGATAAAAAGCATATATTATTATAGATATATATTGCAACAAATGTCCTCCTAATCTGTCTCCTCTTGAATATAAGTATATTGACTGCATACTTATATTCTTTACATTCTTTATATTATATATTAGTTGGTGTATTAGTTATTAACCCAATAAAAAATATATGTCCCCATATACCGCCAATGGTGGTGCAATGCTACCCCCAGTAGTACCCGTGACCCCCATTGCATAAAATCCAATACTATCTCCTGAATTAATAACTATCCCTGTTGCACCAGTTGCACCCCAATAAGCATTACCTGAACCATATGGTATACTAGTAGTAGCGCCACTATTATTTGTTAATGGTTGGCTGGAAAATGAACCTGCTACCCCAGTCCTACCATAATTGGCTACGTATACTTGTTGAGCAATGCTAGTGCTTCCCATATTTGTATAATTTATACTTGCATATTTTATTTGCCCTTTTAATGCGGCATTTCCTTGTGGAACTAGTGGAATCATTGATCCATATTGACCTCCTGTAGTACCAGGACTCCCAACATTTCCTTGAAATCGTCCTGTCATGTTGTAAAACATTCCGCCTGCACTAGGAAGAATTGGCCAACCATAATAGGCTATTGCGCCTGTTGTTTTGCTCATATTTAGATCAAATGCATTTACCATGGGAACGGAAAGTCCCGATTGAAATGTATTATTCAAATCGGTCCAAAATGGTAGGACATTATTTGTTTGACCGGAAGCTGCGCCTTGCGCGCCTGTACTGCCTTGCGCTCCAGTAGATCCTTGTGCTCCATTTGTTCCTGCTGCTCCATTTGTTCCTGCTGCTCCATTTGTTCCTGCTGCGCCTTGCGCTCCAGTAGATCCTTGTGCTCCATTTGTTCCTGCTGCTCCATTTGTTCCTGCTGCTCCATTTGTTCCTGCTGCTCCAGTTCTACCTTGCGCACCAGTGCTACCAGTAGATCCTTGCGCTCCTGCTGTACCCGCTGCACCAGTGCTACCAGTAGATCCT